TTTAGGTATTCAGGAGGTTCCATCGAAGGATCGGGGAAAGGCATACTAAATGTACAGCCTCCTCCCCGAACCCCCGGGCTCTCAAATCACGAGTTCTATGCCCTTTGGGCAGAGGATCATCTCAAGTACGTAGCGTCTTCGTTACGTACCACTGGTATGACCCCTCCTGTGCGACGCTATTTGCGAAACAAGGAGGTTCTCGAGTTTATGAGGGCAACATGGGATGCCCTTCTTGTTGGATACCAACAAGAACGGGCATGGTGTCTAACAAGGTACAAACACTATTCTCCCCTTAACAGCCGACGGCTGCAAGGTGTTAATAGGTTTCGCAACCAGTTAGTATACCACCCTCTAGAAGCTGCACATCGCCTTAAGGCCTGTGCACAAGCCTGTAGGGCTTGGTACTACGGTGGGCCTAAGCCCACCGGTAGGCTTCTAGTGTTCGAGGAGAAGATGCCTGCTATGTTGGCTTCCTACATAGCCAGGGCACTTCCCCCCGCTCCAAAGGACAAGCAAGGATTGGAGGATCTGCTGTCAAGATTGACATCAGAGCCCAACCCAGAGCCTGCCTATTGGAGACCTTTCCTTAAATCGTATGTTTCGAGATGGGGCACGCCTTCGGGCCCCAGAGAACTCTTTACGATGCCCTCCGCTAACGCGGCCTTGGGTTTCCCAAGGTCCGTAGGGGGACACGTAACCGGAGTCCAACACTTAGTGTTGCTCGGATATGCGATTAAGAAGACTCGCAGCAGAGCAGGGCACCCTACCATTGGTATGGACCCTGACGGCTCTTACCTGGAGCTTCTCAGTGACGCCCTCCACCCCTCTTCAAATAAAGGGGGTGTGGACGGACTAGAGAAACTCTTCAGGCAGCCGTGGGATGAGCTAGAGAAGCAGCTCCCCGGATGCGGCGAGTTTCTGCAGGACTACCTGAAGATAGCGGTCGAGTACGTGATGGAAAACATTACGTATGTCCCTATCTTACCGATAGTTGCAGAAGAGAAGGGTTTGAAGACTAGGTTTCCTACCTGTTCATTAACAGCAGTGAACCTTGTTCAACAGATCCTTCGTCGAGTCGCGGACCATGTTATGATTCGCGACCCGAGATTTTCGGAGGCGTTAGGAGGTGACCTCAGAATGGATATGAGGGGCGAGGACGGTCCCTGGGATTCCCAGGACGCGACCGCGGCCACCGATTACCACCCTGAGTGGCTCACCAGAGGGTTCTATGAAGAACTAGCAGATCGCTACTCTTCTTTGGCGCCGTACAGACGTTGGTTTTCCAAGCTGTTTGGCCCCAAGAAGATCCTCACGTGTGACCCGACTCTTTGCGAGCCGGTCTCACTCCTAACGCACTACCCGAAGGCTCCATTGCTTGACGATCACCCCGCGGAAATGTTCCACGGGGTTAAGGTCAAGAAAATGGGGCCAGGCTTAACAGGTTTGGGCCACGCCGAGGACATACTCCTTTATTGGAATGACTGGCTTGACGACCTGAATGGCCTACCGGGTACGATTACAACCACGGGGCAGATGATGGGAGATCCCACATCTTTCCCCCCCCTTATGCTGGTTACTCTGTGTTCCGCAGAGCAGACACTTGAGGTTTACCCCTACACTCCAAAGGAGCGTAGGAGATGGTATCGTGGTTTGAATCGTACCGATGCCAAACTGAGAGGAATAGGCGATGACGCCGTCCTCGCACGTTGGACCAGGGCTCGGCGAACTTTGTATTATACAAAGCTGGAAGAGCTTTCCGTGAAAGTGTCATGGAAAAAGTGCTTCTACCATCCGTCGAGGGGTATCATTGCTGAAATCCCTCTTCAGAACGGTTTCGAAGTTCCTTTCTGGCCTACGTCAGTTTTGGTGGCGCCTCCGGGAGGAAGCAAGGGTCACGTAACGTGGGTTTCTCAACCCACCGCCTTTGGCGGTGATCCCTCGCGCCCCACCAGGAGGATACCCAAGTTCTTTTGGAAGTTATCCCCGTATTATTATACGTGGATGCTTGCTCAACGACTTGGGTTGCCTTTAGGCGCACCAGAAGCCTACGGTGGGATTGGTCTTACCATCTCACCAAAGCGGGCTTCTCTGCGTCACGTACAGTGGCTGTCCTACCTTTCACAACGTCCTAAAGAGGAGTTGATCATCGGGC